CTACAGCGACAGGATCCGCATCAACGCCACGGCCGCCACGGCCGACGCCAGCCAGACCGCCACGCGCTTGATGAGTGCACTGTTCAATCCCCCCTGCCCCGCTTCACGTGGCTGGTTGAAGCCGACCACCAGCACATGCATCGGCAACGCGATGATCAGCAGGAACGCGAACACCCAGTTCAACGTCTCGTCGCCGAGTCGTGGCCAGACCAACGGCATGACGACGCCGGCGAAGAGCCCGGCGATGGCGGCGGTGACGGGCGTGGGGGTGAGCTTCATGCGGGGCGATGTCCGGCGGGTGGAAACCGCAGTCTAGCGGGCGCACTTGGCGCATGGCGTAGCAATAGGATGGTCAAAGGTCGTAGACCGTAGCCCGGGTAAGCGAAGCGCACCCGGGGAGATGTATCAGAGGTCATTCGGCATCGAAGCCCCGGGTGCGGCCTTTGGCCTTACCCGGGCTACGCTACCCTGGCTCACGGAAAGCCTATCGAATAGTCGTAGGATGGGTTGAGCGAAGCGATACCCATCATCGCCATCTGGGGGATGCCGCCATCGCCGCAGGCTATGCGGTAGCCGGCACGGCCGTCGCTGCTGACAAGCTCATGCGCAATCCTGCGATCCGCAGCGCGATCAAGGCGGCGACGAAGGGCCAGGCGAACGCCGCACCCGCCGACAAGCTGACGATGCCGCGTGATCGTTACGACGATCCGCTTTCGTTCCTGCAAGACGTGATGAATCACGCCGGCCTGCCTATCGCCATGCGCGCGGGTGCAGCCAAGCAACTTCTACCGTATCAACACGCCCGCCTGGGCGAGAAAGGCAAGAAGGACACCAAGAAGGAAGGAGCGCGCGAAGCGTCCCACTCCGGAAAATTCTCTACGCCAAAGGCTCCGCCGACGCTGCGCGTGGTCAGGAACGAAGGCGACTAGCCATGCTGCCGCCACGGCGTGAACTTCTATGGGTCGGGGTACCCACGCCGTGGCGGTGGCGCCAGACAATGCGGATTAGGTGTGAGTGCCGCAGGTTCAGAAAAACCGCACCAGCAGAAACGCCCTAGTGAGCCGGGAAGCTGCAACCCAAGCCCCGCCTACTCGCTCGCCCGGTAGGCGGGGCTTACTTCTTTATGGCTTCTTCGTCGGCGGCGGCGGCGGCGGCTCGTATCCCCTGCCGGGATTCGGATTGCCTTGTGGTTTCGGTGGAGCTATAGGCCGGGGAGTTGGGGACGGCGTTGGACGAGTGGGTTTGGTTGCCATCACTAATGCCTCTATCCAGTAGGTTTTTGTAGACGAACGCGGCCATAAAGAGAATTCCCGCGATCAAGAGCACTATTCCTGACAGGTTACAGACGCGCGTCATCTTCGAATAGATACCTCCTGGCGGTTCGCAATGAATCGTCCCTTTGTCACACTGCTGTACAGCACGGCGAAGCGCGAGATTGCTGGTAAAGAAGGAAGACAACACAGCCAAAGTGCTCGCCGCCCATGACAGCCATGCGAACAAGAGAAGAGCAGGATGATTGATTGGATTTTCCCCGATCACATCCTTGATAAAAAGAAAGGAAATGCCGAGTGCGCCGCCAGCCAGCGAAAGCACCGTCTTATCAAAACTGTCCTGCCCCTTCTTCTCAGCTTCGATTAGAGACTGCCTGTAGCTCTCCATTGCCGCACGCTCATCTACCGGCACGACATCGGCAACATCTCCTTGCTTGGCCTCACTTGATCGCGATTTAGCTTTCTTAGGGGAACTCGCCATGACCCGCGCTCAAAGACCCCAAGACGCGTACGTTTCTGGCGTGTAATAGCCATACCCATTCCTAGGGTAGTCCATCCTGAAAACTGTCATGTACTCAATCGCATCCATCAATGGCGCTTGACGAAATGGGATATGAATTACACGCGCAACGCCGGAGTGAATTCGACTAACGAGAGAAGCAGGCCAACGATGCGAAAACAGCCTAGGATCGGTAATCCGCGTCGCGCCCGGATACGCAGCAATGATTGTAATTTTGCACCTATCTATTGCTTGTTCAATCTCAAATGGAACCCAGTCAACATCATTCTTAGTGGTCTCCGTTAGGATCAACACCATGTTCTTTGAGTTGTTCAAGCGCGTGACTATCGCGCGCCTCAGCGTCTCTCGCGAAGAACTGTCCCTGACAGCCGACGTCTTGTCGTGACTGTTGACAAATTCGAAGTCAAAATTCCGATTAGCGTCCCATGCTTGCAAGGTGCGGTAGTACTTGATGTCCGATGCCGTTGGATCAGTCGTCCCGCCAGCATGAAACGCTATGTAGGTTCCATTCCTATAGCTCATCAATTATCTCCAGCCAGACTTAATTGATTGAAGATCGATCTGGTCATACCAGTTGGGATGAATGACTACTTCAATGTTCTGCGCAAACTGACGCTTCTTAGACTCATTCGTTAAGACGAGCAGTATTAGCCGCAGAAGCGATTGAGGGTCGAGACCCAGCCCCGACGTCCCTGATCCCGCCAAGGGAACAAGAAGCTTCTCGCCGCCGAGGACGGCTCGCGCCTTTGTGCAGATACCCTCGATCGATTCAACAAAGCACGGGACTGTGGTACTCGCTTTGCAGTCATTTACGTCAGTCGTACACATCGCAAAGAATAGAAAATTCTTCTGCGTAGTCGAAACTTGCGCGCATGTACCGATAGGAAACTTGAGTTGCTTACCCTGGGCCCGATGCACGTACGTGGAGGACACTCCGCTCAGATCCTTGACTAACTCGGAATCGAACGCGGAAGCATGGCCGCCGAAGAACCGCTCTATGACGATGCCATGAAGTGACTTACGCGATACCGGCAGGCCAAGCTCGCTATCAAAGAATTCATTGGCAGGGATGGCGACGTACCCATCCCTTTCAAATATGTCACCGAAAAACACATCTATTGCGACGGTAGTGTTAGCGACGTTTAGACCAATGCGCGTGGGCGGATAAGCCCAAAAGCAAGCTATCAGGACACTAAGGCCGACAAATATGACGACGACGAGCGCGCCATTGACTGCGACCGCTCCAGCAGCTTCCTTTATCGAGTCGTAGAACGTCCACAGGACACCGTAGACGCTGATCACACACAAGATTGCCTTGATGGGATGGCGCTTTAAGCCCAACCATAGTGAGTGAACGAAACCTTTCTCCATCCCTGCCCCCAAGTCCTTTATTCGCGACCTGATTAGGTCGCGCCCCAGACAGAGTGTAGGACGATCACAGTCTCATAGGCTGCGACGCACATTGTTGGTAGCGTTGTTGGTAACGACGAACGACTTTAAGTATTTTTCTTATAAATCAATGACTTGCTAATTGATCTGGCGGAGAGAGTGACCGCAGGAATCTTACTTCAGGCCATTTCACCCCGTGTCAGGGCGCACCGCATAGCGGCTTTTTCCCGGTCTTTACTTGCGTCATTCCATATCTCGCCATAGCATCAAAGCTCAATCCCATTGTTGGGCTGGTGGTTGGGCATGGCTCGTCAGGCGAAACTACTCACCGAGAAGGCATTGGCGTCCGCAGTTGCCAAGGCGATCGCTTCTGGCGTCAAGAAGCTGATCGCCGTGGGCGGCGCGCCGGGGCTTAACCTTCAGGTGCGCGAAAGTGGCCAAGCCTGGATCTACCGCTATCAGGCCGGCACATCGGACGACGGCAAGGTCTGGCGTCGCGACATCGGCCTTGGTCCCTACCCAGAGGTCAGTTTGGCCGAGGCACGCGAGCGCACCATGGAGCTGCGCAAGCTCCAGCGCTCAGGCATCGACCCAATCGACCAACGACTGGCCCAGGCGCCGCGTACTCGTGCCGCCAAGGGCCTGTCGTTCGACGAGGCCGCGCGACGTTACATCTCGGCCAAGGCGCCCGAGTGGAAGAACGCCAAGCACGGGGACCAGTGGCGCAACACGCTGGCCACCTATGCCAGCCCGTACATCGGCAGGCTGCCGGTCGAGCAGATCGAGATGCGCCACGTGGAGGAAGTGCTGGCGCCGATCTGGACCGGGAAGACCGAAACAGCGAGCCGCGTTCGTATGCGCATCGAAGCCGTGCTCGATTGGGCCACGGTAGGCGGTCACCGGAAGGGCGACAACCCGGCACGCTGGCGCGGCAACCTTGAGCACCGGCTGGCCAAGCCAGGCAAGGTGCGCAAGAAGCAGAGCCAGCCCGCCCTACCCCTGCACGACGTCGGCCGCTTCATGGCGGCGCTCCGCGCGCGCTCAGGATCGGCGAAAGCGCTGGAGCTCCTGGTGCTGACTGCGGTCCGCTCTAATGAGGTACGCGGGGCGGCGTGGTCAGAGATCGACCTGGCTGCAAGGACCTGGACGATTCCCGCTGAGCGTATGAAGGCCGATCGTGAGCACGTCGTGCCTTTGAGTCCGCAGAGCCTAGCGCTCCTGCGCGACCTGCCGAAGATGCGGACATCTGGCCTGCTGTTCCCAGCCTCAGATGGCGGGGAGTTGTCGGACGCCACACTGGCCAAGGTCATCAAGCTGATGCACGACGCCGACGTGAAGAACGGCGGCCCTGGTTTCATGGATCCAAAGCAGAAGCGCGTGGCCGTGCCGCACGGCTTCCGTTCGACATTCCGGGACTGGGCAGCCGAACAGACCAACTATCCGCGCGAGGTCGCCGAGATGGCCCTAGCGCACACGATCTCGGACAAGACCGAGGCCGCGTATCGCCGTGGAGACCTGTTGGCGAAACGTACTCGGATGATGGCCGACTGGGCCAACTTCATCGATCGTCAGCCCGCGGAGGGCAGCGTGACACCCATTCGCCGAAAGGCGTAACAAGCGGCCGAAACCAGGGCTGCAACCCTGGCCCGGCCTGACCACAACCGTTCACTAGGAGAACGAGCATGGCTACATCCATTGTAACGCCGCAGTGCAGCAAGTCCGGCCAGATTTCCTGCGCGCTGGCAGAGGCGATGAAACTGACCAGCGAGGAGCGCGCGCAACTGGCGCGCTGGCTGACTCTATGTGTGCGTGTCGACCTGTGGCTTGAGCCCGAGAGCGTGCGCAACGCGACCGAGCGCGACTTGCGCAACATGCTGGCAGGGTTCGGGTCATGAGCGCCGTGATCGTCCCCTTCCCGCGCGACCGGATCTTCCGGGATAAGGATCTATGCCGACACATTGAGTGGGTGTATCGCCACTTCCGCAAGACCAGCAAGAAGGACAGCCCCGCGGAAAACTTCCGTGACGCCGTGGAGTATCACTACCACTTCCCCCGGAAACAGAGGTAGTCATGGGTTCCTTCAGACAGCGCGGGAAAACGTGGCGCGCCGAGCTCTACAAGGACGGCGTGCGCGAGTCGGCAACCTTCCCCACCAAACAGCAGGCGGTCGCGTGGGCCAAGCAGCGCGAGCTGGAGCTTGTGGGGAAGCGCTTCCCAAACAAGTCCGTCAAGGATGCCCTCCGGCGCTATGCGCTGGAGGTCGCACCGAAACATCGAGGGGAACGCTGGGAAGCAGCCAGATTGCGTGCCATGGAGCGGGATCCATTGGCGAAGGTGACTCTGCTGGGGTTGCGACGCATGCACATCGCAGAGTGGCGCGAGCGACGGCTCAAGGAGGTTTCGAACGGCACCGTGCGCCGGGAAATGAACCTGCTGCAGTCGGTCTTCAAGGTCTGCCGGCGAGAGTGGGAGTGGATGGACAATGACCCGCTCAAGGACGTGGCCCGCCCCGCCTCGCCGCCGCCGCGCCGCAGGCGCATCTCCGCCGACGAGGTCGAACGGATGGTGTGTGCGCTGGGCTATGACGGAGGCCCACCACAGTGCGCGACCGAGGAAGTAGCGCTGGCGTTCCTCCTGGCCCTGGAGACGGCCATGCGGACCAGCGAGATCCTCGGGTTGACCTGGGCCGACGTGGGCGAGAAATCCGTCACGCTGCCAAAGACGAAGAACGGCGACGTGCGGCGGGTGCCACTATCGATGCGTGCCCGCGAGATCATTGCCCTGATGCCGAAGGGCGGCGAAACAGTGTTCCAGGTCGACCCCGCCACGAAGGACGTTCTCTGGCGCCGCGCGCGCGACGCTGCCGAGATCCCCGACCTGCACTTCCACGACAGCCGCGCTGAAGCCATTTGGCGCCTGTCGAAGAAGCTGGACGTCATGGAGCTGGCCCGGATGATCGGCCACCGGGACATCCGCAGCCTGATGTTCTATTACAACGCCGACCCGGACGAGCTCGCCGATAGGCTCTGATCCGTTTTCTCCGATGCTGGCCGCAACTATTATGCTGACCATCGACACGAGGAGCTCCCATGGCAGCAACGTTTTACGATCGACTAAGGACGTACTACGAGGACGTTGCTCGCGTACTGCGAGGCGAAAGCGATGCTGCGGCGATATTCCCGAATACGACAGATAAGGGAATTCGAAGAGAACACGCTTACGCGGAATTCCTGAGGCTTCACGCACCAGCTGACTGTCGCGTGCTCTACGGCGGCTTCTTGTTCAGCCTTGAGGGAAGCGAGTCATCCCAGATTGATATCATCATTGCTGGAAGGTCGAGTCCCAGTTTCGATTTCCACAACCCCGATGGCAAAGGTAAGACTTTCAATATCGTCGACAGCACGATCGCGGCCATATCGGTCAAGTCATCGCTGGACAAGAAGGAGTTAGAAGACTCCTTGCGTGGCTTCGCCTCAATACCCTTCTATTCCGACCAAGTTTCGCACGCACATGGGCGGGCCGAGGGCCTAAATCTGAGGCATTTTCCATACAAAGCAATCTTCGCGTACGACGGCATATCGAGTGACTCACTTGCTGGGCACGTCGTCGATTTCTACGCTAAGAATCCTTCTATTCCTGCAGAGCGCCACGTTGACCTCATCCACGTAGCTGGCAAGTACGTTGGCATAAGGTCCACGAGCGGGATGGTCACGTGGGATCCCACTACCCAAACTGCTCACGAGGCAGAGGACGGCGCCTACTGGTTCAGCGGAAAAGATCCGGATCTGCAGGCAATGACCACGATCCTCAATTGTTTGACGCGCATGGTCGACATGTTTAGGAGTGTGAGCTTCGACTACACGCCAATCCAGGGAAAGCTCTACGGTATACCCGAGGAGGTGGTCCCCACGGCCAGAAAGCTTGAGGCGAGGAGCAAGTCGTCGGAGTAATGACGCATTGGCCAGGTGGCAATTCATCTGTATTGAGAAGGCTTGACAGCAAGAATTGAGCCTCCATGATTGGCCCTGAATCAACAGAGGTCAGCTCGCTATGTCGAGTGCAGTACCGCCCTGACTCATTCTGGGCGGACATTGATAGCCAGTGATGGCGACACTGCGGCATGCGTCCAGGACGGGGTGAGGCCCTCCGCAGGAGAAGTCACTGAGTAGACCCTGAGGGTCGGCGATCAAGCAATCGGGTTACAGCATCCGCTGTAGCCAAGCTGCTTGCGCCGGCCCTTTCTCATACCGGCGCAGCTTCCATCAGGAATCTGCAATGGACACGAAGAACCCCCATATCACTGGACTGGCGAACCTCCCCGATGAGGCGCTGGTGCGCCTGGCGCAAATCCTGCCCGCCCTCCCCTTCAGCGCCCCAACTTTGTGGCGACGCGTGCAGGCCAAGAAGTTTCCCGCCCCTCACAAGCTAGAGGGTCGCATCACCTGCTGGCGCTGGGGCGATGTCCGGGCATGGCTCAACAGCCAGAGCCACCGGGAGGCGGCATGACTCCGACCCAGCAGGCAGTCGCAGCCATGACCGCCCTGTACGCCCCATCCGCGGACGCGCAGGCAAAGACCATGCCGGTAATCGGCGCGGCCCTGGACGCGCAGCTGGTGGCCCTGAGCATGGATCCCACGCCCGAACGATGCGCCGAGGTGGCCGCCAACCTCGACGGCGCCCGACGCGCGGTCCTGCGGCTCCGTGAGGCCACAATGCGGAGCGTCGCCGATGGATGATGCCTCACACGCCCGAGACGACGACATGGGCCGCATCTGCCGCGCTCGCATCGTCCGCACGCCTGGCATCTTCCGGATCATGGCCGCCACGCCTGAGGGCCGCCGGGAGCTACGCAAGCACCGCGCGATCGCACACCGCGTCGTGATCGCTACCGAGAACGTGGAGATGGCCACCTTCGCCGGCTGGATGCTTCACGAGATCGCCAGAGCACTGCGCCAGCACCGCCGGCACGAGCGGAAGGCAAAGGGGGCAACCGATGGCAGCTGACCGACCTTTCGTCCTGCAGTGGCGGTCGGCCGTGTTCGCCAGTGACCTACCGTCGACGGCAAAGCTGGTCCTGCTGACCCTGGCCGAGTTCGCGGACAAGAACGGTGCGAACTGCTGGCCTTCCCTGCCCATGATCGCCAAGCGGGCATCCCTCAATGAGCGAAGCGTGCGGCGCGCACTGGATGACGTCGAGCCGCTGGGATGGATTCAGCGCAGCAAGAAGGGTGCGGAGCGCGGCTGGGCCTTGTCGGTCTACCGCCTCACGATGCCATCTGGTGTGGACACAGAGTCAGTGGTGGACGCACAGCGTCCGGACACAGAGTCCACACCACTGGAGGCGACGTCTGGACTCTCTGTCAATGACGTGTGGACTCTCTGTCAATTTGGTGTGGACACAGAGTCCAACTACCTATCCAGTGAACTATCCAATACCCAGCCAGAGAAGCCCGCCCCTGCAAAACGGGTTTCGCAGAAGCGAGAGAGCAAGGTCACTTTCAGGCAATGGCTGGATGCGCGGCCAGACTTCCCTGGCAAGCACACCGAGAAGCTGAACAACTACGTGCAGAGCATCCAACTGCCTGATCAGCTCGAAGAGATCTTCATCGCTGAGTTCCAGCGCCGTTACCTGGAAGACCCGCAGTCGAAGGGGAAGAAGTACATCGACTGGATGGCAGTGGCCTGCAACGCGATACGCGGCAACTGGTTTCGGCTCTGGTGGCTGGATGCCGACGGGAGCTATCAGCTCACTGCTGCGGGAAACCAAGCGATGCGTGAGCACGGAGTCCAGACTGTCGCATACCAGGCTGGAGGCGGTCGACGCGAGCTCCTCTCGGCGAACGAGAAGGCCAGGCTGCGGCCGGAGGTGTCACTCGAGTGACGCGTGCGCTCTCGCACCGTTCGGAGGAAAGCAGGAATTGTGCCGGGCTACCTTGCAAACCCACACCCTTGCGACGGCCCTGCCCTGACGCCCTCGCCGCATGGTTTCGCGCACTTTCGCGCAGTTCGCCCGGACCGGCGGAGACATCCTCCGCCTCACTCCATCTCATGCCGTATCAATCCGGCAGCAGGCTAGACAAGCCCATGTCCCAGCCCAACTATCGGGCGCAAGAACACAACCTTTTGCCCCATCGAGGACCCCATGTCCGACAACATCTACGTCGCCTTCAATGGCAAGAGTCCGCGGATGCTCACCATCTGGCCGCATGGTCGGTCCGGCGTCTTCGGCGAGCTGTACCAGCGTGTGGAGCGCGCCGGCAACATCCTGACCAGCTTCGAACGCAAGCGGCAGCAGATCCGTGCCGACCAGCGCCTGAGCGCCAAGGCCAAGCTCGACGACGAGCGCACCGCTGCAAAGGAAGCGGTGGAGGCCCTGAGGGTGAGCCGCAGCCTTCTGCGCAGCGCCGCCGAGCGCTTGGCCGAGGAACAGCGCGCGGTCGTGGCGGTCGAGCCTTACAAGCCCAACGACGTGGCCACCGTCCTGATCGATCTCGCCCTGGGTGAACACATCAGGGGTATGGACCCCGCCAAATTGGTGCGCAGCTACCGGCTGGGCGACGGCGACCCCCGCCTGCTGGAGGCCATGGTGCGCCTGCCCACCGCCCTCACCGGCCTCACCTCCGAGCAGCATCAGGCGTGCGTCACGCAGGCCATCTACCAGAGGGACCCGGCCCAGGCCCAGGTGCGCGAGGCTTACGCCGAGGCCCTGCAGCTGGCCGAGAGCGCGTACCGGAAAGCTGGCGAGATGCTCTTCGGCGAGTCGGGCGAGCGCCTGGAGCCCGAAGCGCCCCGCGAGGAACGCGTCAGCGAGCTGGAGCGCCGCATGGCGGAGGACAACGAAGGCGAGCCCGCAGACGAAGACAGCGGCCAGGATGAGCAGCGCCAGGAGGCCGCATGAGCGATGTGGGTGACATCTACCTCCGCTACCGCGGCCTGTCCCGCGAGGACGCCAGCCGCGAAGGCGCACGCCTGGTGGCTGAGGCCCACCGCACAGGCAACTGGCACGCCATCGTCGACCAGTTGTTTGCTCTGCGCTCCCTGATGCAGATGCACGACCGCATCGCGTGAGCCAGTTCACCGTCGACATCTCCAGGTTCGTCAAGCGCGCAAAGGCGGCGCCGGGGATCGTCGTGCGGCGCGCGTCGCTCGAGCTGATGACCTCCATCGTCCTGAAGACGCCCGTCGACACCGGCCGGGCGCGTGCGAGCTGGCAGGTATCGCTGAACCGCGTCGACCCGACCGTGACCTACACGGCGATCGACAAGGACGGCGCCAAGACCATCGTGCGCGGCGCTGCTGCGATCAACCAATGGCGCGACGGCGACACCATCGTGCTGTTCTCCAACCTCCCCTACATGCCCGTGCTGGAGTACGGCCGCGACGACGGCCGGCCGGGCAGCAAACAAGCCCCGCAAGGCATGGTCCGCGTGTCCATCGCCGAGTGGAACACCTACATCGACAAGGCAGTGCGATCGCTGCCCAAGGACTGACCCATGCGTATCGATGACCTGACCCCCGGGCCCACGTTCAAGGCAGACGTCGAATTCCCCGTGACCGGCGCTGGCAAGACGAGCCTGTCGTTCACCTTCCGCACGCGCAACAAGACCGCCCTGGTCCTGCTGCTGGAGAAGATGAAGGACTACGACGACACCAAGTCACTCCAGGAAGTGCTGGCCGGCTGGGAGCTCGAGGATGAGTTCGACGCCAAGAACATCGAGCGCTTCGCCGACACGTTCCCGCAGGCGCCGCTGGCGATCATGACCCGCTACTTCAAGGAATGCGGCATTCCGCTGCGTTGAGGCCCTGACCCATGCCTTCCATCGCCTCCCTATCCGTTGAGGTTCGCCCAGACGGCATCGCTGCGACCACGCGCCAGCTGGATAGCCTGGACAAGGCCGGCGCGAAGACGAACAACACCGTCTCGAAGATGGCCGGCGTGTGGAAGGCGGCCATCGCCGCCATCTCCATCGCGTCCGTCATCCAGGTCACCCGGGCGCTTGTGCGGCAGGCCGACCAGTGGAACACGATCAATGCCCGCATCGGCCTGGTCACCAAGAGCAGCGCGCAGCTGCTGGACGTGCAAGGCAAGTTGTTCTCCGTGGCCCAGCGCACCGGCGCATCGTTCGAAGGTACCGCGGACCTGTACGTGAAGCTGGCCCAGTCCAGCGATCGCCTGCGCGAGAATCAGGCCGAGCTGCTGCAGGTCACCGAGCTGGTGAACAAGTCGCTGGTCGTGTCCGGCGCCGACACCGCATCGGCCGCGGCCGTTACCCGACAGTTCGCGCAGGCCCTGGCCGCCGGCGCACTGCGTGGCGACGAGTTCGTGAGCGTCATGGAGGGCGCCCCACGCCTGGCCCGTGCGATTGCCGAAGGGCTGGACGTTTCCGTCGGCAAGCTGCGCGAGCTCGCTGGCGAGGGCAAGCTGACCGCCGACACGGTGACCAATGCCCTGCTGCGCAGCCGCAAGTCCATAGACGACGAGTTCGGCAAGCTGCCCCTCACGGTCGGACGCGCCACGCAGCAGGTCGAGAACGCCATCCTGCGCCTCATCGGCAAGACGGATGACGCCAGCAGCTCCAGCCGCGCCCTGGCCCGTGCCATCTCCGACGTGGCCGACACCCTGAGCGACCCGGCCACCGTGCAGGCGTTCCAGAACACCATCGGCCTGATGGCGCAGCTGGCCAGCCAGTCCGTGCAGGCCGCCACAAAGATCACTCAGGCATTCGAGGCCGCGCGCATCGGCCGCGGCTCCCTAAGCGCGTCGGACGCCAGCGACGCGGGCCTGCGCGAGCGCCTGAACCAGCTCAATGAGGCCATCGAAGTCGGCCGGCAGTGGCGCAAGGAACAGGGCAACATCATCGAGCGCCTGGCCGGCGGCCGTGACTTCCGCGCATACGACGCCATGGTGGCCGAGGCTGCCCGGATCCAGCAGATCCTGGACACGCGCGCCAACGGCGTCACGCGCTCGGGCAACGGCCGCGGACGTGGTGTGCAGGTCGACATCCGCAGCCCGATCCCGGCGCTGCCGGAGCTGGACACCGGCGGCGGTGGTGGCAAGGGTGGCCGAACGCGTGAGCGCCCGGACTTCATGCGCGACGCGGCCCGTGAGCTGCGCGAGCTGATGCAGGCCGAGGAGAACGCGCGCAACCAGTTCGAGGCCCTGGAGGCTTCGCTAAAGGGTCCCCTGGCCGCGGCGGCATACGAGTTCGCGCAGCAGCAGAAAGAGCTCAACGAGCTGGCGCGCACCGGTGTGATCGACAACGAACGGCTGGCCGCGGCACAGAAGAACCTGGCCACCGAGTACGACCGCAGCGTCGAGTCGATCAAGAAGCAGCTGGACCCGACCGCGCAGCTGATCGAGGACATGCAGTTCGAGCTGTCGCTGCTGGGCATGACGAACAAGCAGCGCATGGAGGCCATCGTGCTGCGCCAGGCCGACGCAAGCGCGACCGGCGAGCAGATAGCCAAGATCCGCGAGCTGGCCAATGCGCAGTACGAAGGCGAGAAGTCCGCGGCCCTGTGGGACAGCGCGCAGCGCAGCCTGTCGGATTCGATCTACGACGCGGTGTCGGGCACGAAGTCGCTCAAGGATGCCGTCCTGGACTTCCTGGACTCCCTGAGCCGCAACATCCTGCAGCAATTCGCCGACGACTGGGCGCAGACAATCACCAGCTCGATCCGCGGCACGATGTCCAGCGGCAACACGGGCAGCAGTGGCGGCAACAACTGGATCGCCGACATCTTTTCGCTGTTCGCCAGCTCCGATCAGTACACCGGCTTCTCCAAGGGCGGCTACACCGGCCCGGGCGGCAAGAACAAGCCGGCCGGCATCGTGCATGCGGGCGAGTACGTGCTGAACCAGGACGCAGTGCGCGGTCTGCCGATGGGGTATCTGGATCACCTCAACCGCGGTGGCGCGCCGGCCATGCAGCAGAGCGGCCCCGCTGTCGTGCTGACGCAGAACATCAACGTGCAGGGTCGAATCGACAAGCGATCCTCTGACCAGATCGCGACCGACACGCTGCGCAAGCAGCAGATCGCTACCCGGAGGACCGGATGACCCGCAACGTCGCACTGACCAACGAACCACCGCGCGGCGCCAGATCCAGCTACAGAAGGCTGAGTATCAGGGTTCCCAGCTTGGGAAGCTTTTCCAGTCCGGCATCCAGCGCTCTCTCCACGAGCTGGCCCAGCGCGTCAGCGGGCAAGGCTTTGAGCTTCGCAACAACGTTCTGCTTCACGGTCGGATCGTCCTCCGACTTCTCCACCCGCTTTATCAGCAGGTCTCGGATGGTGTCCTCATGCAGTCGGATGGTGACGACTCCCAGCACGGCTCCCAACCCGCCATCGTCTGCAAGGAAGTCTAAGCCTCCCGCAGTGATCGAAACGACGTCTGACGAGAGATCAGGTTGCCATTGCCGGACAAGGCCATGCTCTTCCAGGTAGTAGATGCACTCCCTCGTATCTCCCCTGTCTCCGGGGAGGTTCTTTTTCTCGACGGCGTTGGGGTAGTCGATAGCCAATCGTTCCAAGATCTGCCGCTGCAGTTCGCGGTTCAGTGCCTTCATGAACTCATCCCACTTTTGACTTGCTCCGCAGGATATCGCAATGGCTAAGCCCTGCTCCGTCTGCCAGCACCCCGACCGAGCCCAGGTCGAGATCGGGCTGGCCAACGACATTGCCCTGCGGATCTTGGCGCAGAAGTACGGGCTGTCGTTCACTCAGCTCAGCAAGCACCGCACCAATCACATGGACGAGCAAACGCTGCTGCGTTTGCGTATCCGCGGGCGGCGTTCGGACGAAGAACTGGCACAGATCCGCGACATCGAGTCCAAGAGCCTGCTCGATCATCTGGTCTGGCAGCGGGCCCGGCTTTACAGCAACGCCGACGCAGCCAAGGCCATCGGTGACGCCGCCGGCGAGCGCGCGGCGCTGGCCGAGGCTGGCCGGGCGTCAGAGCGGATTGGCAAGCTGCTGGGTGAGCTGGGGGCGCACATCACGATCAACCAGAACACTGTGAACCTGATAGCCATGCCGGACTACCACCAACTCCGGACCCTGCTCGTCCAAGCCTTGCGTCCCTACCCCGATGTCTACCCGGCCGCGATCGCAGCGTTTGAGCAGTTCGAGGTCGCCCGCACTCCACCGGTGCTGGAGCACCAGCGGGTGGCTGCGTGAGCGTCGCCTCTGATTTCGCCCGAGCGTTGGATCCGGTAAGCGTCTTCCGCCAGGGCGTCGTCGCGCCCGATGGCAGCCAAGCCGAACCGGACGCGTGGCAGGTCGAGGTAATGCGCTCACGCGAGCCGCGGCAGCTGATCCTGTGCAACCGCCAGGCCGGCAAGTCGACCACCGTTGGCGCGAAGGCCTGCGGCGGCTTGATCTATGACCCCGGCCTGTGGCTGGTGCTGGCGCCGGCAGAGCGTCAGTCCAAGGAGTTGTTCCGCAAGATCGTGGGCGTCTACAACCGCCAGCAGTACGTGCCCCGCATCAAGGTTATGACCAAGACCGAGATGGAGTTGGAGAACGGATCGCGCCTGGTGGCGCTGCCCGGCGACAACGATGCAACGATCCGCGGCTACAGCGGCCCGCGCGGGATCATCCTGGACGAGGCCAGCCGTATCAAGGATGAAGTCTATGCAGCCATGCGTCCAATGCTGGCGACCTCCGGGGGTCAGCTGATCGCGCTGACCACTCCCTATGGACGCCGCGGCTGGTTCTACGAGGCCTGGGAGTTCCAAAAGGACTGGACGCGCACGCGCGTCACCGCGCACTCCTGCTCGCGCATCTCTGCTGAGTTCCTGGAAGAGGAACTGGCCAGCATGGGTGAGTGGCGATTCCGCCAGGAGTACTTGTGCGAGTTCGTCGACACGGAAGAGCAGTTCTTCAGCTCTGATTTGATTGATGCAATGGTCGACGAAGAGCTGGAGGCATGGGCATGAGGTTCGAACCCGTCACGGAGCGAACCGTCGCAGTCGGCGTGGACTTGGGTCAGTCAAAGGACCCCACATCGCTGGCGGTCGTCGAGCGCATCCGTCAGGTTGTGCCTCAAGAGCGAGCGATCTCGCTGCGGGCGCTTGCAAGTGGCCGAGAGCGTCTCGCGGACATGCGCGCAGAGCTTCCACCTGAGCGCTTTAATCTGCGTCTGCTTGAGCAGGCTCCGCTTGGAGAGCCTTATCCAGCGCAAGCGATCAGAATCAAGCGCATCCTGAAACGAGGCCAAGTCGCCGAGGCTGCCCCGCGGGTCTACATGGACTTCACCGGCGTGGGACGCCCCATGTACGACATCATGCGCCGCGAGGGTGTTCCCAACTTGGTCCCGGTGACCATCTCGTTCCAGGGCGGCGGCCCCAACGCGGCTGGCGGGCAGACGGTGTCGAAGCTGGAGCTTGTGAGCCGCCTGCAGGCCCTGATGCACACCGGTCGGCTGCATATGCCTGACGAAACCGCCATGCCGCTGGCCAAGGTCTTCCGCCGCGAGTTGCTGGACTTCCGAGTTACCTATACCCCCGTCGGCAACGCCACATTCGGGGCTCGCGAAGGTGCGCACGACGACCTGATCCTGGCGGTCGCACTTGCCGTGTGGGGGCTTACGCGGCCGGAAGTTGGGGTATGGCCGCTGAGGATTTAGGTACGATGAGGAGGAAAGCTGACCACGCTAGGCATACCGGTTTGCGAATCTCGGCTTAGCGAGAACTTTTGAACCAACTTGAGCCCTTCAGAGTCCTCAAATCTCAGTATGAAGTCGACATCGCCAGCCTCGCGATATGCCTCGTCTGGTAACTCAATCTTCAGCCCTCGCTCTTCGCCAGAATCCCAAGCTACAGCGGACCTGGAGTGAGTGAACTCGATTTGCCCAATCGACAGCTGCTGAGAAAGTTTTATTCTCGCAGCTATACCGCCCAAGTTCCTTAGGATGACGAAGACTGTCGTCACGCCTTGCGCGCTTGTGTAAGACTTTAAATTCGCTGCGAACCTTGGCATGGAGATGCTGGCATGCTTATTTCGCTCGAATTCAAGAGTGTCGCGCGTCGCGGCGACCTGATCTCTCATTGCCAGAGCCGCCGCCTTCTGCTGCTCCACTGAGTTCTTGAGTTCATCCGCTTGAAGCTTGAGCGCATCTGTGTTCTGTCGAAGCTCGATTCCTTGCTGAAAGAATCCGAGAATCAGCCACAGAATGGCCACGGGACCAAATGCGCCGGCGAGAAAGTCACCAATCTCGTTTGGCTCCATAAGCAGGATTTGAACGACGCGGCCCCAGAACATGAAGGTGAGAAGTGCGAGATACGCAGCCGTAAGGATTAGGCCAATGAATGCGAGTTTTCTTCCCATAAGTGCTCCTAGGCCGCCCTCGCCACCTGATGCTCGTAGTAGGGGTGCTGCTTGTCGTCGAAGATGGCGTAGAGGTCGCCGAGTGATCTGCCCTCCGGCGTGAGCCAGGCCTCAATGTGTTCGGGCTTGATGTTGATGATTGTCCGGTCGTGGCCAGCGGCGGCGACCTCCGGCTCTGGATCGTCGGTGATCGCTGCGAAGGACAACAGGTCCCGTTCCTCGCCTTTCGGGTCAGACCAGTGCGACACGAGACAGGCGATGAACATCGGGCCGCCGTCGCGCGGGGTGAAGGCGAGAACCTCGTTCTTGCCGTCGACCTCGACGTTCTCGTAGAACACGTCGGCGATCATCAGGCCGTGCGTGTGGCCGAACTGGTCTTTCCAGAAACCCTCGAGGTTGTCGCGCCGGGCGTTGTAGGTGCCCGGGTACTTCGTGTCGTAGAACGAAGGCTTGCCGGCGGGGCGGCACTGGTAGCGCATCGGCTTCACCACGGGCTGCCCATCCTGCATGACCAGCACCGGCACGAAGTAGCCCGGGAACATGCGGCTATCGCTAGGTTTCGGCTCGCGCCGCTTCAGCGCCTCGATGCGCGCCTGGATCTTGCCCATCTTATCCGTACCGACCCGGACGTCGTTCTCTGCGGCCTTGGTGACCTTGGTCTGCAGCTTCCGCTCGCCGTCGGCCACGCGCTTCTTCTGCTTGAAGAGTTCCTGTTGCAGCTCGGCCATTTCGCGCGTGTCGTAGCCGCGGATGATCTCGGCCAACTCGTCCGGCCCGTCGTTCAGGACCTCGATCTCCATCGCCCGCGGCACCTTCGGCCGCTTGGCGTACGGGCTGCCCTGATCCCAGTAGAGCTTCACGTATTCCTTCGCCGTGACCTTCATGCCTGTCGAGCGGCGGAACTTCTTCAGCTCAGCATAGACCATCGCGGAGTAGCACATGTCAGCGGATGCCGCGCTCGTGAGCCAGGTAGCCACGCCGGGCTAACTCGTCCACCACAGCCCGGTCGATCTGCTCCGCGTCATCGTCGGCAACTCCTTCGAAGAGGGCTCCTTCGGCTTCCTGCATGGCTTCACAGGCCGCCACAAACCTCTGCCACTCAGGCCCACTCAGGCGCTCTTGCGCTATCGATTTGATGTTCATACCCCGAAATATACCCCCGGGCCCGTCTCATCCTGCGTGACGAGCGACGGGTAGCATTTCGACATGCCCGACGATCGATTCAACTGGACCTGGCTCGGCGCCGACGTGGGCGGCCGGGAAGTCGTGTATCGGCTCGGGACGACAGAGGTTGCGCGACTCATCGATCGACTGGGAGGGACGTGGTTCGCGCGGCTGGACTGCCACCTGGACGGCCTGCTGCGCGTGCGGGACTGCAGCAGCTACGAAGCCGGCCGAAAGGGCATCGAGCTCTGGGCCCAGCGGCACGAGGACAGGCTGCGCCGGGAGGTGCAGGCGCAGCTTGATGCCTACTTCGCCCGGACGCACTGGCGGCCGCATTCAGAGGGGTCAGACAAGTCCGACGTGACTTCGCGCAGATCTTTGGCTTGAACGTGACGGCCGTTCGGCTCGATGCTTGAATTGCCCAGCGCGGAAGCGGATCGCTTTTCGGTCAGCGTACAGGCCTTGGCTTCCACTTCATCTCGCCGGGCGGCGGTGGTAAGTCCGCGGAGGTCCCGCCAGGTTGTGCGGGCGCGCCGCCCTTCAGCACGAAGTCGGCGATCTCGTCGGCATGCCCGCGTAGCAGGCCGCCTGCTGAGCCAACCGCGGTCGCATTGCCCGACTCGACATTGAGCCGGCCCAGTTCCTGGCCGGTGGCGGGATCGAGCACCTGCACTGTGCTCAGCACCGTGTCCTTGCCAGCCATGATTCCGACCAGCGCGCGCGCTGCGCCGTGGCGCATGCGATATGCGGTGACGGTCACCTTGACGTGCACGGCTCCTGGCGTGCCGTCAGCGGCTCTAACCGCGACGAAGCGCTCGTCAAGGCGTGAGCGCAGGACGGTCATGCCCTCCGGCGTCATCCCGCCGGGGTTGTCGACGGTGTACCACAGCTTCGAACCGACGGCCGATGCGTTGGGCCTGGCCACCTTGCTCGAGGTGCCGATGCACCCTGTTAGGGTGGCGCAGAAGATCACAATGACGGTTGCCAACCAAGCCAGCCTCAT